CTTGGGCGGATCGTGGTTGATCTGATCCCGCACATTATGGACACCAAGCGCGTCCTCCGCATTCGCGGCGAAGATGGCACGATGCGCAACATCACCATCGATCCGCAGGCTCAGCAAGCCGTGGCCAAGCAGGAATCCGACGACCGCCGCGAAGTGCAGATCATCTTCAATCCGGGCGTCGGTGAATACTCGGTTGCCGTGGACGTTGGCCCGAGCTACGCGACCCGCCGTCAGGAAGCCTGGAACGCCATCATTCAAATCCTCACGCAGTCCCCGAACCTTATTCCAATCGTGGGCGACCTGCTGTTTCAGAACGCCGACTTCCCCGGTGCAGACGAAATCGCCAAGCGGCTCCGTCGGATGGCGCCGCCGCAGGCCATGCAGGACGGACCGCCGCCGCAGGATCAGCAGATGCAAGCCCATATCGGCCAGCTTACGCAACTGGTGGCCGAACTCAACGCCAAGCTGGGCGACAAATCGGCCGAGACCAACATCAAGGCCTTCGACGCCATGACGAAGCGGTTGCAGGCGATCGGCAATGCAGGGCCTATCGTTACCGCCGAGCAGGAGCAGCCATTGATAGCTTCGACGCTGGGCGGCATGGAAGGGCAGCCGATGCCGCAGGCTATGTCGCCCCAGCCTGCACCGCAAATGCCAGCCGGTGGGCCTCCTATGGGAGCGCCCGGCTTGCCGCAGTTAGGCGGGCCGCCGCAAGGGATGCCAGCGCCAAATGGACCATGACGAACTGCGGTCGATTGTTGATCGGCTGACGCGGCATGGCGTGATTGAGACCGGCGAACTATACCGCGAACTCGGCGGGGACGACGGCGACACCGAGGACCATGACGCGGCTCAGGCGATGCTCGCGGCGGCCGGTTGGCAGTACGACATCTGGCTCGATCGGTATGTGAGGACGCAGGCATGAGCAGCTATGATGATTTGGTGGCGGCCGCGCTGCGCAGTATCAACGCCACAGCATCGGGGCAGATGAACTCCGCTGCCCATGCTCAGGCTCAGTTCAATGCCTACAATGCGTATGCGGCTCAGGCTGCCCAGCGAGGGCCGTTCGTGCAGTTCGCTATGCCGCAACAGAACATTGCGACCGAGGCCCAGCAAGGGCTCGTCATCGAAGGGACGGCGCGGCAGATCGAATGACCGGCGAGCCCGTCACCATCACGCTGCATCGACCATCCGCCAAGCAAATCAGGAACGCCAAGATCGAGCTCTGGCGCGATTGGGAAGAAGCCAACAATGCTCCCGGCGAGGTTGTCGTGCGTCGGGGCTTTGACATCACAGCCGGCTGCGACGTGGCGCGGATCACCGCCCGCTCCATACTGCCGGCGAACTTCAGGTGGATTTCAAATGGTCTCTAAGCTAGTGAGGAGCTCCGCAAAGGAAATGGCCGGCGCGTTCTACGATAATACCGACATTTTCCGTGATGGCCGCGTTGAGCGTAGCGACCTGTTCCGCATCAAGGCGCGGACGCAGGGCGAATTCATCGCGACGTACTGGAAAGACTTCGTGGTCATCGCCCGCCAGAAGCTGGCCGAGCTGCTGTCGATGCCGGGAATTCCGCAGTCCGACAAGGACAAGATTTATGATGCGCTGCTGCAAGAGCGTGGCGCGTGGACCGATGAGCAGATGGCCGCACCATCCATTATGAGGTTGAACTGACGATGCCCAAATCCACGAAACTATCCGGTAGCCCGGAAACCTCTGGCGTCAACGAGGCGCAGGAACGCAAATGGCGGGCCGAGGATGCATTGCGCACCCTTGCCGACGCCGAGAAGGTCAAGAAAGACCCGGCGCTGATGGGTGACGTGGAAAAGGCTCGCAAGGCTAAAATGGCCGACCTCGCCAGCATCAAGGTCGAGGTTGCGCCCAAGACGATCAAGATGGCGAAATGAGCGTCATCGGGCGTTTCCTGCGAGAACGAGAATGGGAATTGTCCGACGAAGTACCAGCGTTTTCGCGTTTGCCGACAATGGCCCCATTCCCGACTGACGGGTCGGTGGTGACATACGCTGCCGTCAGCAACCCGCGCGGCTGGGCTATGCCAATAGCCTTCACCGCAGAACATTACGACGTTCCATTGATGAATGAGGCGGTGAAGCGTCTGGGGACGTTGGCTGATAGCCCGTTTCTCGGGCGCCTCGTCATCAAAGATTTCGAGCATCCGAACCCCGCGTTGCGCGGAGTGGATTATGTGCGTGCCGTCATTTTCACGCCCGCACAATGAGCGACACCGGCAACGACTTCGTTCTGTTCCCACCGGGCATGACGGATGAGCAGAAGGCCGCGTTTCGACGGGCCGTCGCGGCCACCATAAACCGCCCTAAACTCGCTATAAATGCGCTCATGGCTCCCAAAGACAACTCGAAATGAGCGCCCGCTCCTGTCCTGAATGCGAGGGGCGGGGCACACAAGGACCGCGCTTCCCGCAGGATGGCGAACGCGCTGAAGATTTCAAATGCCCGCGCTGTGACGGCAGCGGGTTTATCAATCCCGACCCGGCGGGCAATCCGGGGCCACCGAACGGGGCGGCTTTCCCCGATGATCCAAACGAGGAACTGAATGGCTGAAGACCAAGGCACGGCGCCCCAAGCCGATGGCGCACCCGCGCCTCATGCGACTGACAATATCCACGTTGATGTAGGCCACACCGAACCGCTGATCGTTGCGAAAGAGCAGCCGGTTGCGGACCCCGCGTCGACGCCAGATCCCGTCACTGCCGATCCCGGACCTGCGGCAGACACCGCCGACCCGGACGGTAAGCGTGGCGTTCCTAAGCTCCCTGAATGGGCGCAGAAGAAACTCGCGGACGCATCCTTTGCCGAGCGTGAGGCCCGGCGCGAGACTAAGCGCCTATCCGACGAATTGGCTTCGCTAAGGGCTCCCAAGCCCGAGGCCGCCACGCCAACAGCAGCGGACGCCGAGGCGGCCCGTGCTACCTCGCCTAACCCCGATGCGCAGTTCGGCGGCTACCGTAGCCAAGCCGACTTCAACGCCGCTGTAACTGCGGAAGCAAGCCGCCGTGAGGCCGTTGTCAATGCTACCCGCGCCGAGAATGACTTCAACGATCGGTGCAACACTGCTTACTCCAAAGGCAAGGCCGCCTTTGCCGACGAATTCGACGCAGCCATGGCCAACCTCAATTCGGTTGGCGTGATGAACCGTGACGTGCTCGACCTGGTGCTCGAAACCGAAGACCCGGCCAAGGTGCTGTTTGAGCTCGGGAGCGATCCCGACAAGGCGGCATCGATTGCCAGTATGCCGCCAGCCAAGCGCGCCATCGAGATTGCCAAGCTATCGGTCACGGCGCCCACCAAAAAGACGCCGACGCCGCTATCCAATGCGCCCCGTCCGGTTGGCACGGTTGAAGGCTCCGCCCGCGTCAGTTCGGCGCCGAGTGATGCTGACGATGACGCGACGTTTTTCCGCAAGCGCGAGGCTGAGGAGATTACCCGAAGGCAGAGCGCATAATTTAACCTAACCGACTGACCCGACGCGATCCGGGGACTGATCGCAGACACGCTCGACCAAACCCGTGCGGCTCACGAGCACCGCACCGATACCGGCACGATAATTCGCCGAGACTGGCCCGCTTTCACCTCGCTTACGGGCAGCGAGAAACCCACCGGCACATCACCCTAAAGCACACCCCTCCGCCATAGCAGCGGACGCTTTGTGACGTGCCTCGAAAGCAACCGGCCAATCGAGGTAACCCCATTATGGCTGACTCCCTTCTCACTACCAGTCGCATCACGCGCGAAGCTGTGATGCTGTTCGTCAACTCCAACGCCTTTCTCGGCAACGTCGACCGTCAGTTTGACGGCGACTTCGGCAAGGCCGGCGAGAAAATCGGCTCGCAGCTCCGCATCCGCCTGCCGAATGATTATGTGACCACCAAGGGCCCCGCCGCGTCCGTTCAGGATACGGCCGAAGTCCAGACCGTGCTCACCCTCGCCACCCAGGCGCACGTTGACGTGTCTTTCAGCACCGCCGACCTGCTCTTGAGCGTCGAAGACTTCCGCGAGCGTTTCCTGAAGCCGGCGATGAACAATCTCGCTGGTACGGTCGCGGTGGACATCATGTCCGTCACCGAGGCGGGCCTGATTTCCCTCCCCGGCACGATCCCCTCCTATGGCGGCACTAACGGCGCTGGCCTTACCGCCACCACCGGCGGCGTCTGCAATATCGCTCCGAACTATGCGGCGGACGGCGTGACCCTCGCGACCCCGACGAGCGGCACGCTCCTCGATGCGCGCGCCATCCTCGCCAACAACTCCGCTCCGATGGGCGACCGCAAGCTGGTTCTTGACCCCCGTACCAATTCGCGCGTGGTCAATTCCCTGACCGGCTTGCTCAACCCGACCCCGAAGATTTCCAAGCAGTACGAGTCCGGCCAGATGGTCAGCGGTCTCGGCTATGCGGCCATCTTCGAAGATCAGACCGTCGTCAAGCATACCACCGGCACCTTTACCGCCGGCACCGTGAGCGGCGGCAACCAGACCGGATCGACCCTCGTTGTCAATGCCATCACCGGCACGCTCAACCAGGGCGACATCATCACCATTGCCGGCGTCAACGCCGTCAACCGCGTCACCAAGGGCTCGACCGGCGAACTGCGCACCTTCGTGGTTACCGCGAACGTCGCTTCCGGCGCGACCTCGATCCCGATCTATCCTGCCCTCGTCCCGGCCGTGAACGGCAATGCGGTCCAGTATCAGACCGTAACCGTGTCGCCCCTGACCGCCGCCGTAATCACCATGATTATCGCGCCGTCCACGACCTACCGCAAGAACGTCGCCTACGCCCCGGAAGCCATCACCATGGTGACCGGCGATCTCCCCCTGCCCAAGAACGTCGATGCCGCACGCGCCAAGTACGACAATATTTCCATGCGTATGGCAACGCAGTGGCAGGTGGGCACGGACCAGGAAGTAACTAGACTCGACGTGCTCTACGGTAGTGTTATGATTAGGCCCGAATGGGGCTGTGTTATTCCGGACGTAATTTGATAGCAAGACGCCATTCTGGTGTTGACATTGCTCCGTAGATGAATCAATCCAATCGGGTGGAAACGCCATCCGATTGGAGCTTTTTGCATGGCAACCACCTAACCCACGGATCATCCCATGACCGAACGCGAGTACCCGCGCTGGATTCACGCCAGCGGGCATAAGTCCGTTGTTGTCGAAACGGCGGATCAGGAAGCGGCGCAGCTTGAAAAATGGGCCGCTGAGGACCGTTTGACCGACGAGGCTATGGATGCCCCGGATTCCACCGGAAACGCCCTCCTTGACGAGCCCAAGCGCAAGCCGGGATGGCCCAAGGGCAAGCCTCGCGCTCACAAACCCGAATTGACGGTGAACTAGACCAATGTCCGCAATTCTTCTTGAGACGTGGCAGGACCTGATTACGCTCGCGTTCAAGAACGCTGGTATCGTTGGCGTGGGCCAGACGGCCTCGGCTACGGACTCGAACGACGCTTGCCAGATGCTCAATGCGATGATTGCGCAATGGCAGCGGCGCCGGTATCTGGTCTATCACCTAGTAGAATTGTCGAT